ATAGGATACGTTAGTAACAATGTCGAACCCTTGGTCTCAGTCTTACGAAGATCTTCGCAATAGTATTGATGAAGCTTCAACTGCTTATCTTGAGAAAGATATGAAGAAGCGTCAGAAGAATAACGAAAAGGCACGTAAGGAAATGGAGAAGATGGGTTCGATGAAGAACCCACACTTCGGCAGTGGTCCAACAGGCAGCATGTCTTCTGAAGGATATGGTGCTCCTGGTCACAACCCTGGTTCTGGTGAGAAGTCTGTTGCTAGAGCAAAAGCACTAATGGATAAGAAGGGGCAGAAAGGTGCTCCTGGTCTTGATGCAATGGCGGCTGCTAAGAAAGAGCATGAAGCAAGAAGAGGAGTAAAGAAAGAAGAAGTTGCGATTGATGAGGCAGACTCACTTGCAGCAATGCAGGCAAGAAGAGAAAAGCGTCTTGCTGCACAAAGAAAGCGTGAAGGTACTACCGCAACTGGAAGAGACTTTGGTCACGATTATTCCCTGACTCCTGCTCAACAAAAGAAAAGAAGAGAAGATGAGTTTAAGGCAGGAATCGGAACCAAGAAAGAAGAAGTAGAAGTTGATGAAGCGATGTCCTCTTATGATAGAAATCGTAAGAGAGCAGCACAAAGAGCAGCAGAAAGAAATGCTGCTCGTGCCGCAGGAAAGACTGGCGTAGTTCCTGGTGTTGGTTATGTTTCTCCAAGAAAAGAAAGGGAAACGTACGTTGATTCTTCAGGTGTAACTAGACATAAGTCGGGTGCTAAAATGGAAGCACTTGATCCTGTAGGTCATGAAGACAAGGATATCGATAACGACGGCGATCACGATAAGTCCGATAAGTATCTTGCTAAGCGTCGTAAGGCAATCGGCAAGGCAATGAAGAACCAGAAGGAAGACTGGAGATCTTCACTTGGTTTCATCGACGAGGCAGGTTGCTCTGACGATGAAGGAATGAAGGATATGAAGAAGATTGGTAAGGGTGAGGTCAAGAACAAGATTAATGTTATGCCCAACGTAAAGATGGGCAAGCAGAATGAATCTGCAAATCTATGTCCAGTGTGTGGTTATGAACCATGCCAGTGCCCACCAGAGCAACGTACTGAAGCATTGCAAGTTCCTCAACAGGAAAATCCAAAGCGTCAGCAAAAGATGAGTCAGGCTGCTGCTCAATACTCCAAGAGTAAGAAAAAGAGTGTTGACTTCCCGACTGAAGAGAATAGACTAAGTGATGAAGCACTAGAAAAAGCAGCAGCTGCTACTCAAAAGAGACACAAAGAGCAAGGTTACAAGGTGCCTGGTACAGGTGCCATGGATGATGTCCGTGCAAGAATTGTCAAAAGGGAACAGAGGCAACGTCTTCAGATGCAAAAGCAAGGTAAGTTGCCTTTATCTACTGAAGAACTTGACTTTTACCTAGATAATAATGCTCAGGGATCCCTTTGGCAACGAGTCAAAGAGGCATCTTGGGATATGAAGACTGGAAAATCTAAGGATCCTAAGCAACGTGCTAAGGATGCTCAAAAAGCAGCAGAAATGAAGGCACGCGACAAGCGTGCTGGACGCCGTACTTATGGTTCGGCAAAACTCGGTTACGCTAAAAAAGATTGGGACGAATAAAATGCCTTTTAATATTCAAAGAACAAAAAAAGTACTAGGTACAACTAAACCTATCTACTATGCTGCTCCACAAAAGTGGACAGATGTTCTGGAAGATCGCGCAGTATTTGCAGACAGAGCAAGTGCTGAAGCTGCTATTCCAGCAGAACCATGGGATGACTGTGTGGTTACTGAAGAATAACTGCTAAATATATGCGGTTAAACTCATATCTAAGATCATGCTAGCATTTCTACTACCTCTTGCTTCCGGTATTGTGAAGCAAGCCGTTGCAAAAGTTCCTGACGATGCGGAACTAGGACAAAAACTCATCGACATCTGCCTTGCCGTTCTAGGTAAAGCAGTTAAGATGACTAAGACCACTGCGGACGACGAGCTACTTCAGAAAGTAACTGAGGCACTCAAGTCTCGCTGAAAAGAAAACTAAATACTATACACAGCCACGATTCGATCGTGGCTTTTTTATAAATATTCAAAGCAAACATTAGAGAAGAAGCAGATGGCACTTTGGGGTAGTTCTGATAATATTGTCAGCGCTGGTATCGTCACATTGACGTACGCTACCGGTGTTGTACAGGGTGAGGAGTTCAACTCCCAATTTGGACAAGTTGGTGGCGCTAAGACTGGTGACATCATTCGCTTCGGTCTCCGTGACTCCAGTGGTCTAGGTACATATTTCGGTGATGCTCCTATCATCAGTATTGCAAGTTCCACTAGACTTACTATTGGTAACACAATGGGTCTGGTTGAAAACGGACCAAGCATTGCTGGTACTGATTACTACATCAGTGAACTTCCTATTTCTTCTGTTGAAGACTTCAGCTACAGTAACAGACTAGACACCGGTAGAACGTCGGTAACCAGCGCTTTTGTTGGTAGTGCGACCACGAACTCTGAGATCGGTACTGATACAGTTGCTGTTGTAATCGGTAGTGCAGATGTTATTGTTGGTGACCGTCTGCTAAACGACAGCACTAACTTTGTAATCACTGCAATTGGCGCTACTGCAGTTACACTTGCAAGCAACATCACCGCTGGTATCGCAACCGGTGACTCCATCACATTCAGTAGACTGGTTGATGGATACGATAAAAATGTTTATGGTATCTCTACCTCTGCTGTTGGTCCTACAATCTATGCCGATGCTATCACCCATCATGGATGGGTCGGCATCATGACTTACACTGATATGCATGGTAATCTGCGAGTCAAGTCTGAGACACTAGTCGCAGCAGGTAAGGATGCAAACGGAAGTGGTGGTATTACTACTGGCGGCAACGGCATTCCTTATCCTTCTTATGCATGATAAATGAGATTTGATGAATTGAACGAAGACAATCACCTTCTCTTTGCAATTAAACATTATGAAAATCCTCATGGTGCTACCATGGAGGACTTTGAAGAAGACCTGAAAAGGTTCAAATATATTAAGAGATTGCTTAAGAAATATTTGACTCAGGGGGATCTGAAGCATCATCTGATTTTGAATCATATTATCATATGTTTCAATGTCTTTGGTGAGGCAACTATCCCCTTGCTATTTTTTAAGATTGAGAAGGAATACTGGACTCTAATCAAAACTTTCCTAATATTTTTGAATAGAATTCCTGAATATCCTAAGACTGGATTGGATGATATTCCTCTACATGATGAATGCCACCAAATCTTAACATCAATCTGATGGATCTGAATAGAATTATAAATATTATTAGAGAAGATATGATGAATACTGATCCTGGTCGCACACAGCAGGATGGGTTTAGTAGTAAAGCTGATGACCCTGTAGCAGGGTACGATAGCATCATGGATCTGAGAAGTAAGTATGGTAGGAAATTGAATGCATTTTACCGTAAACGCTTACAAAAACTCAAGAAAGATGATCGGAAACAATACCGAGATCAGGAGTAAGGTAGCAGTTTTAGAACAAAGAACCGACTACCAAGAAACGCTTATAGAAAAAGTTGATGCCGCTATCCAGGTAATGAAGGATGCGGTAGAAAATGTATCTAAGATGCTCGCTGTTCACAACGAAAGATTAGATCAGCACAATAAAACAGAAGAGGTCTTGATCGAGATGATCAAGTCAACTAGAAATAGTTTAGAAGCAGAAGATGTGGATCTATCCGATCGCATTGATGAGTTGAATGTCAATATTCAAGAACTTCGTAAGTTTAAGTGGGTTGCTGTTGGGGCAGGATGTGCGGTAGGGTTTATCTTAACTACTATCATATCCTTCACAACTGCTACCTTGACTTCAGATGGTCCTGCTGGTAGAATGGTTACTGGTGATCCGGTAGTCCAACGTAAATGATTGTTGACCAAAAGTATATTGGTCTGATTTCGGTAAGGTTACAAAAATTCTCCAAGAGAAAGCATAATCTATTCACCTTCAGGTGTCCCTATTGCGGAGACTCCAAGAAGAATAAGAATAGAACTAGGGGATATTTTTACCAAAACAAAACAGACTTTAATTTCAAGTGCCACAACTGTGGTAAATCCACAACCTTCACAAACTTTTTGAAGGATATGGACACTGAATTGTATGATCAATATATTTTAGAACGATATAGAGAAGGACTGACTGGAAAGGGAACTGTTGCTCCTGAACCAAAGTTTGAATTCACTAAACCAGTATTTAAGAAGGGGTTGGGAATTCCTAAGGCATCTACAAACCCTAAGGCAGAAGGATACCTTACTGCTAGGAAATTAGATCCAGACAAATTCTATTATGCTGAAAGGTATATGGAATTCGTCAACAAGTTCAAAAAAACTTACGACGTTATTGGGGAAGATCATCCTAGAATTATTATTCCTTTCTATGATGAGGAGAAGAACCTTCTAGGATTTCAGGGTAGAAGTTTGAGTGGTGAGAAACCTAAATATTTGACCACGATGCTTAGTGAGGATCATCCCAAAATTTACGGATTGGATACAGTCAATAAGAATGAAACAGTTTACATCACGGAAGGTCCCTTCGACAGCACATTCATTCGCAATGCGTGTGCTATGTGTGGAGCTGATCTTGTACTCAGCAATCTCGGTCTTCACGATTGCTGCTATATCTACGATAACGAACCACGAAATCGAGAAATCTGCAACCGAATTGCGAATACGATCGATCGTGGATACAAAGTAGTCATTTGGCCAAAGAATAATGACCACAAAGATATCAATGATATGGTGATTGCTGGACTTGATGTTCAAACTATGATAGAATCACATACCTACCAAGGTATGCGAGCAAAACTAGAATTTACTAACTGGAAAAAATGAGCAACGGAATTAGTGTTAATAAGCGAAACGGAAATATTGAGAACCTTGACCTAGATAAACTACATGTAATGGTAGAAGAATCCTGCAAAGATCTTGCGGGTGTTTCTGCTTCTCAGGTTGAGATTCAATCAGGTATTCAATTCTATGATGGAATCACCACAGAAGAAATTCAAGAAATCCTTATTAGGAGTGCTAGTGATCTTATCGATCTGGAGCATCCTAATTACCAGTTTGTCGCTGCTCGTCTTCTATTGTTTGCCCTTCGCAAGCAGCTGTACGGCAAGCGGCATGAGTTTGTAAGTCTGCATGATCACATCAAGAAGTGTGTCGATCAGGGTGTTTATGATGACGCTATTCTGAATAAATATACTGCTGAAGAAATTGAAAGAATCGATCAGTGGATTGATCATGATCGTGACTTTCTATTCACTTATGCAGGTCTTCGTCAAGTCGTTGATAAGTATCTGGTACAAGATCGTAGCACCGGCAACGTGTATGAATTACCACAATTCATGTACATGCTTATTGCAATGACTATCTTTGCTGAATATTCTAAAGATACTAGACTAGAGTACGTTAGACGTTACTACAATGCAATCAGTAAACACAAGATCAACATCCCAACGCCAATCATGGGCGGCGTCAGAACACCCATTCGTCAATTTGCATCTTGTGTTCTCGTTGATGTTGATGACTCCCTCGATAGCATCTTTAGCAGTGATATGGCTATTGGTCGCTACGTCGCACAAAGGGCTGGTATCGGCATTAACGCAGGTCGAATCCGTGGTATCAACAGCAAAATACGAGGCGGCGAGGTACAACATACAGGCGTTGTCCCCTTCCTTAAAAAGTTTGAAGCAACTGTACGATGCTGCACACAAAACGGTATCCGAGGTGGTTCTGCTACAGTTCACTTTCCTATCTGGCACCAAGAGATAGAAGATATTATTGTTCTTAAGAACAACAAAGGTACAGAAGACAATCGCGTAAGAAAACTTGACTACTCCATCCAGATTTCAAAACTTTTCTATGAGCGTTTCATCCAGAATGGAGAAATTAGCTTGTTCTCACCGCATGATGTTCCAGGACTCTATGATGCTTTTGGTACTGATTCATTTGATGATCTCTATGTGGGCTATGAACAAGATGAGTCTATTCCAAGAAAAACTATCGGTGCTCAGGAACTCATTCTTGATCTCCTGAAAGAGCGTGCCGAGACTGGTCGTTTGTATCTGATGAATATCGACCACTGTAACAGTCATTCTTCCTTCAAGGATAAGGTTGAAATGAGTAACCTGTGCCAGGAGATCACACTTCCTACTGTACCGTTGAATCATATTGATGACGCGGATGGAGAAATTGCGTTGTGTATTCTGTCTGCCATTAACGTGGGTAAAGTTAAGTCTGACGAAGAGTTGGAAGATCTTTGTAACCTTTCGGTTCGAGCTTTGGAAGAGTTGATTGACTATCAGCAATACCCCGTAGTAGCAGCAGAACGGTCTACAAAGGCACGTAGATCGCTTGGAATCGGGTTCATTGGTCTTGCCCACTACCTTGCTAAACTTGGGTTCAAATACGACTCACAGGAGGCATGGGATGCCGTTCACGGACTTTCTGAATCTTTCCAGTTCTACCTACTGAAAGCATCTAATGCTATCGCTAAGGAGAAGGGTGCATGTGAGTATTTTTACCGCACCAAATACGCTGATGGACTTCTCCCGATCGATACATATAAGAAGGAGGTGAATGAAATTTCCAACGTTCCTTACCAACATGATTGGGAAGGTCTGAGGAAATCAATTCAAGAGAATGGTCTTCGCCATTCAACATTATCGGCACAAATGCCTTCGGAAAGCAGTTCTGTAGTCTCAAACGCGACTAACGGAATTGAACCTCCAAGGGATTATTTGTCCGTGAAGAAGTCAAAGAAAGGTCCACTAAAGCAGATTGTTCCCCAGTATTACGCATTGAAAAACAATTACACTTTGTTGTGGGACATGGGAAGTAATAGGGGATATATCAATGTAGTCGCAGTCATGCAAAAGTTCTTCGATCAGGCAATTTCTGGTAATTGGTCCTATAACCCACAGAATTATCCAGATAATGAAGTTCCTGTGACTGTGATGGCTCAGGATTTACTTACAACATATAAGTATGGATGGAAAACCAGTTACTATCAGAATACTTATGACAGTAAAGGCGATGAACTAGAATCGAAACCCGACGTTAAATCACTTGTATCTGAACTATTAAGCAATGCCCAGGAAGAAGAAGACTGCGAATCGTGTAAAATCTAATAACTTTAGGATCAATACACCTGCACCAAGACAAAATATGGACATCCAAGGGATGACTGTATTTAATGATGCTCAGGTTGATACTAAAAAACAATTCATGTTTTTCGGAGCACCATTAGGTGTTCAGCGATACGATTCATATAAGTATCCTGTTTTTGAGAAACTAACTCAACAACAACTATCATACTTCTGGCGTCCAGAAGAGATTTCTCTACAGAAAGATAGAGCAGATTATCAAACACTCCGCTCAGAACAGAAACACATATATACTTCTAATCTAAAGTATCAGATTCTCCTAGATTCCGTACAAGGTCGTGGACCCGGTATGGCGTTTAAACCATACTGTTCACTCCCAGAACTCGAAGGAGCAATGGGCGTGTGGGAATTCATGGAGCAGATTCATAGTAGATCGTATACCTACATTATCAAGAATGTATATTCTGATCCAAGTGAAGTCTTTGATACTATTCTAGATGATCAGCGTATTCTAGCCCGTGCTAAATCAGTAACGGAAGCATACGATGACTTCATCAATGCAGCACAGGAGTATGGTTCTAGCAATAGTTGGAAACATGCTAAGGAAGGAGTAGCAACAGCGCAATCTAGTCTGTATGAACTCAAACGTAAGTTATATCGGGCCGTTGCGAATGTCAATATCTTGGAAGGCATTCGCTTCTATGTGTCTTTTGCTTGTTCTTTTGCTTTCGGCGAGCTCAAACTCATGGAAGGGTCGGCGAAAATTATTTCGCTTATTGCACGTGACGAGAACCAGCATCTCGTTCTCACGCAAAATATCCTGAATAAGTGGGCAGCAGGAGATGATCCTGATATGCTCAAGATCGCTGAAGAAGAGCAGGAAGTGGTAACACAAATGTTCAAGCAAGCGGCTGAACAGGAAAAGGAATGGGCAGACTACCTCTTTAGAGATGGTAGTATGATCGGTTTGAATGATAAACTACTCAAGAATTATGTTGAGTGGATTACTAACCGCCGCATGAAGTCGGTTGGTCTCAAACCAATCTTTGATATTCCTGCTAAGAACAATCCACTACCATGGACTGAGCACTGGATTTCTTCTAAGGGTCTTCAAGTTGCACCGCAAGAAACAGAGGTAGAAAGTTATCTCATTGGCGGTATCAAACAAGACATGAAGAAGGATACATTCGCTGGTTTCCAACTCTGAATAAATACCCCGAAAGGGGTATTTTTTTATGCGTCCACAGTCTGCGAAAGCGAAAGGACGGCGACTACAACAATGGGTACGTGACCAATTGATTGAGCACCGTGATATTCATCCAGAAGACATTGAATCTCGGTCTATGGGTGCTGGTGGAGAAGACCTTATTATGGCTAGGGATGCAAGGCAAAAGTTTCCTTATTCTATTGAGTGTAAGAACGTCGAGAAACTAAATATATGGGATGCTTATGAACAGGCATCCGCCAATTCAGGTGATTACGAACCCATCGTTTTCATGAAGAAGAACGGTAAGAAACCGTTAGTGGTAATAGACGCGGAATATTTTATTAAATGCACGCAATCAGGCATCTCGTCGAGTTGATATTGACCAGCACCGCTGGTACGGGCGTTATAGGGTTCTTACTTATCATGGTACCCACTATAGGAATATCTATTGTCCATGGAAGAACAGAAACCCGTAAAGAAGAAAGAAGAAAATTATGAATGGCACGACGAAGGAGTAGCGACTCTTGTTCGTGTTATCATCCTTGCCTGGTCTGGTGCAATTCTTACATTGAACTACGTTTCAATCCCAGGTGTTCCCCAAAAACAAATTGACCCTACCTTCATCGCATCCGTATTCACAGGCACTCTAGCTACCTTCGGCGTACAGACTGCGAAGAAGAAGGAAGAAGAAAAGAATGGAAGTACCAAGAATTCAGATACCAACAGTAAGGTCGATTGAAGTTCCAATCATACGGAACATAGAACCTCCCATCATACCAGCACAACCGGTAACTAGGAACTTACGTCCTCCTATTATCCATGTGCCTGGTGGGGAGGTTCCTTCATATGAACCTATTGATGCTCCTACTCAGGAAGAATGGGAGGAGATGATTGAGGAAGATAATAAACCACAGCAGCAAGAGAAACCTGCTGCAGAAACTCCCCCATTGGAAACTAGGGAGTTGAATTTACCATCACCACCAATACCAGAACCTAAATCAGAAACAGAAACACCTGTAATTGAATTGCCTGTGGTTGGTGATATTCCTGTACCACCAAAAGAAACAGTCATCCTAGCAGGTACTACTGCTACAGCGTCCGTTGCTGCTGCACTTGCAGGTAAAGCACTACTAGAACAACTGCTAAAGGTATTCAAACCTATCGTGAAGCAGTTGTTCGTACGTGGTAAGAAGTTATTGAATAGGGATTTAACTCCTTATGAGGAACAACTTATGTTCTCGATGGAGCTTGATAAGAAGACTCGGAAGGCTTTGGTTTCGGAGGCGGCGGCGGAGAAACGACGACAGGCGGAGGAGTGGGAACAACTACAACAACGTCGGAACAAACGCTAGCGTATGGACTGTTTGGGTGGAAATGAATACCTGCCTTCATTGCCTCACCACACCGCATCAGACGCACAAGTTCAAAGTCTAGACGTGCTTTGTCTGCTTCTGCCTGTTGCCTAGCAGCCCAATTTTCTGCTGCTGCTTTACATCTTTCCTGCAAACCACCGTCTAGTGGGAATGATAGTGTAGCAGAGATACCAAAATTATTTGCCCAGTTATCTTTCTGACCTGTTCTTTCCCATTCTGTAGTGGGATCGTTATCTAGATCAGCGTACGGTTCATATGGCGACTGACCGCTTCTGGTTCCAGTAACAAATGGGGTAAGATTAAAAGTGGGTCCCTGGCATGTAACACCACCACCATAGGAGTTGGTTACATAAGGACCCTGAAGGATTTGCACTGCCTGGTTCGTGACAGATCCAGAACTAGTTGCCTGTGGATTAGCAATTGCTGTGACTGGTGTCTCAGCAAAGGATGGGGTAGCAAAAAGGAGTGAAGCAACTACTGGGTAAAGACGGAAGTAGAATCTGTTACGGAAAACACCGTGGTTTGTCTTTGTACCGTTGTTTCTTTGATCATTCCAGGTCCAGTGTAAGTTTCTGAGAACTGAAATGGGGCTCCTTGAACGTTTATTGTATATGGTGTGTTCACGCTTGGTGAACTGGGGACGTTTATGTTTGTTCCCGTTGCCGTGTAACTCCATCCTGTTTGATAATCAATTTGATGTATAGTTTCATTCAGAGTTGTAGTCGTCTCGGTATGGCTGGTCATCGTACCGGACGTAAAGTTGGGAACGACAGGAACTGCTTGAGCAGCACCGTGCAAAACTCCCAACAGGGCACCCAATAGGATGCCTAAGGGGAGATCTCGGTTCATTAGAATACAGACAATTCGATTGTGCGCTGTCCAATTGCAGTTGTACCTGCTCCACCTGCGGTTACAGTAGGAACGCTAGTACCACTTAGAGTACCTGCTAGAGTTCCTGCATCACCAGCGAGTTGTGTGGTAGAATTACCATGCAGCACTGGAGAAGCGATCTGACCAGAAGTGACTGTTTGTGATGTCGCTGTTGCGTCAGCAGCATTCAAACTTTCGCTAAAGGAAAATGATTGACCAGCAGTATGAACATCATAAGTTCCTGCACCAGCAGTTCCACCAAATGATGTGGCGGAAATATTGGAACCAGAGACTGCATAAGAAGCTCCGATTCTATTAGTTTGAACTGCCGCACCTTGCACTGTCAATTGTACGCTGTCTGTGATTGTTGAAGTGATATCAGCAGACGCGGGAATAGCGATAAATAACGAAGAAAAAACCAATAGTAGTTTTTTCATAGTTATATTATTTGAGTCAAACGTATTTAGGCTTGACGTGCCTTTTGCCTTAGAGTATAATGAGAGACTGTGTGAGACACATAAGACTAAAACAATTTTTTATGCTGAAATTTCTTACCACAACACCGTTGTTGGTTGCGTATTGCTTCACCCCTATCTTCGCCAAAACGCTTGATAGTATTTTGGATGATATGGTTGAGGAGAATACTAAACCGGCAATTGAACAAATTCAACCAACAACTGAAGAAGTAAAAAAGAAAGCAACGACGAAGTATACCTGTCCCGCTTGCACGCCCAACGAAAAGATTGTTCTGGAGTTCTTTCAGGACTACGGGATTACAGACAAGTATGCCCTCGCTACTTTGATGGGGAACATCAAACAAGAGTCAATGTTTGTCCCAAACATTTGCGAGGGTGGTGCAAGAGTTCCATACCATCATTGCCACAGCGGTGGATATGGTCTAATTCAGTGGACAACACTTGGTCGTTATCGAGGTCTAGGCAACCACGCCAGATCAATCGGTGGCAATCCATCCACACTACAGACCCAGTTGTCTTACTTGGTCACAGAGCGTGAGTGGAAAAGTGCTGAATGGAAGTTCAAGACACCAGGAAAACCAATTGGATTCTATATGAATGGTGCATACACCTGGCTTAGGTGGGGTATTCATGGCGCTAGAACACACTATTCAAATCAATACGTTCATCGCTTGACGCCTGCTGGTTGATCTGTTATAATTAGTACTGAGGTCCGATAGCTCAGTGGATAGAGCAACTGCCTTCTAAGCAGTCGGTCCTTGGTTCAAATCCAAGTCGGATCGCTTTATATCTAAAACAATGAGAATTTTTCTAGACACAGCAGATACAGCAGTCATCAGAAAGCATTGGGACACTGGTCTCATTGATGGCGTAACAACAAATCCTACCTTGATGATGAAGGCAGGTAGAAATGTAGACGATGTATATCAGGAAATCAAAGACATCGGTGTAACCG